AAAAGTACCTTCTCTTGTTGGACAGAATTCAGAGTTTGACGATAGATTTTATGGAAATGGATCTCTAGGTTCAAGTGATTTAGACCCTACTTCGAATTACGGGATTAGATTTGCACTGTTAGATACTTTAAAAACTATTGAAGGTTTCGATTACGTTTATACTGGAGAAGAGAATAAGTTTACAGTTTCTAGAGAGGACGAATTTGCTGATTTTACAGTTGTAGTTGAAGATGCTACTGATGGTGATTACTTTAATATCTACGGAGAGAAAGATAATTCACTTGCAGGATTTGAAGGACATATTTTAAGTAGAATAAGTACTTCATCTGATGATATAGTAGTTATTTTTGATGTAGATGTATTTGAACAAGTAGGTACTTCATTTATTAAGACTACTCAAAATACCTTTACACAATACGAAGACTTTAGTACTCCTGTTACTTTTAGACCAGTAATTACAAATGCAAACGTTGCGGTTAATTTTTCAATTGACGTAACTATGAGAATTTACAATCAAACAGATAATAGTCAAATTACTAAGAAGGCTTCACTTACAGTAAGCCAAGCAGCTAGATATGGTAAAAAACTACAAGCTCTTAAAATCGACAGCCCAAATATATTAACAGAAGTTTACAATGTATTACCTAGTTTAACTTCTAACAAAACAATTTCTGGATTTATTACAGATAACTTACCTAGAACTATAAAATACGTACCTACTTTTATTGAGAGATATAATGTAGTTGCTTCTAGCTCTAGAGTAGACTTAGTAGGAATAGGATCTGGATCTGGAGGTGGAGTTAATGAGATGATAGCAGATGTTGAAGATATAGAAACAGGCGAATTTGTAAACGAGGGTGATTTAACTATTACAATACCTCCATTTGCAACTTATATTAAGTTTGTAATTGCTAAAAAGAGAGGAGATGATTTTGAATATATTTCTTTTGAAAACACTGAATTAGTAAAACTAACATTTAATGATGGTAATACTAAGTTAAAGTTTAACCATGTCTATAATAAAGACGTTGATATGGGACAGGGAGAAGTGCTGTTTAAGATTAATGAACAAAATGCAAACTCTATTAGAGGAATGCAAAACAATACATTCTATATTAGTATTGATAATGGCCAAGATGAGACAATGGTTACTAAAGGTAAATTCATAAGCAACTAATGATATTAAATAGTAGAAATAATTCATACGATTTTAGATTTCCTAGAAAATTCATTCCAGATGAAGTATCTGAGAAGTATAAAAAGTATTTAAATAAGACTCCTGGTAATCTTTTAGCTGAGCCAGTTGATATGATTAATTATTCAATCCAAGGGCTTAATATTCCTGGTGTTTCTTTTGATCCAGTTACTCAAGCAGATAACGATGGTACAACAAGATACCACAGAGGTGCTGTGCCAATTCAAAATACAGTATCTAGAGAGTTCACTGTAACTATGCAGTTATTAGATGGGTTTATTAATTACTGGATAATGATGGACACATTGCTTTATTATTATGCTAGATCGACAAAAGAGCCTTATATTGAACCAATGACTTTAAGAATATTAGATGCTGAAGGAAGTTCAGTAGCCTATATGGAATTTAATAAAATAATAATGAACTCTATAAACGAGTTAAACTTAAATATGGCAGAGAACGTAGCAGACTTTAATACATTTGAATGTACGTTTTTTTACAATAAGCTAGACTTAAGATTAGAGCTAGATTAATAAGATATATAAATTATGAAAACATTTAACGATTACTTAGTTGAACAAAAGATAACTAAGACTGATATGAAACTTTTACAAGAAGGTTTACAATCAGAATGGACTACAGAATTAGAAGACAAAGTGGATTTTGCACTTGAACAATTTGTACAACAATACCAAAAAGAAGATGGTACATTTGAATTAGACAAATTAGAAGAGGCATTCGTAAGTGAAGGTCTTTTAGGTTCTATCTTTGGTGGTTTAGCTGGATTTGCTTTAGGTAAATCAGTTGGTAAAGTTATTTGTAAAGTACTAGGTATTCAAAAAGGTATCTTCTACGATTTATTAACCTCCCGTTTAGTTGGTGCTGCTTTAGGTGCTGCGATGGGTAAAAGAATCTAATTTGAATTTAGTTACAGTTGACTTCTCGCTTAATTCCCCTGGTATTTGTATCTGGCAAAGTTCTACAAACAGGTATCACTTTATCTCATATCTTAAACCTAATTCAGGCACAAAAGCCGAACAGCGAAGACAAGAAGATATAGAACAATTCTCAGACGTTACATTAATACATCAACCTGACTGGAAAGCTTCAGTTGGAGATTATTCTAAAAACGAATTTGCTAAAATAATAAGATATAAGACTACAGCAGATCATCTTATTAAATTAATTACTGGTATTACACAAACCACAGAAGATTATCATATAGCATTTGAGGGTTCGTCGTACGGATCTAAGATGGGAACTAATAATATTATTGATATGGCAGCAGGTGCAGCTATATTAAAAGAACAAATGATTTCAAAACTCGAGGTCAAAAATTTACTGACCGTTGCACCTACTACTATTAAGAAACATGCTGGTAAAGGGAATATGAATAAAGCTGCTCTTTGGACGGCATTCTTAAATAATGTTTGCGAATCACCAGAGTTAGCTTTAAGTAATCTCTATAAATACTGTGTCTCTGAAATTGGTGAGGTTAAGAAGGTCCCGAAACCGTTTGATGATCTAGTCGATGCTTGGTTCCTTAATCATTATCTTCGTGCTCAACTTGGGGAAAATTTGCCGGACTAACCAAAGTCTGCTTCAATCCGCGGAACTCCAAAACTGTCCTAATCTCTGCCTTCAGCCTAGTCTCTGCCTCCAGCCCTGGAATGGTACTTATCTTCCTTTGGCGTTAAAGACATAACTTATATGCGACTTCCCAGAAAAGGTTTCAAAAAAAGAAAATAAATCTCAATCTTTTTTTTAATAGCCTAGAAAAGCCTAGCTCTACAAGACCAATATATTAACATACTATCTAGAAACAAAATGGAATAACGATATATAATAAGTATAAAAATCAAACGTTATCAATAATATGTTAGTAACTGCAGAATACTTCCGTTTAGCAACGATCCTACACAAAATGGTGTTAAACAACCAGATTACGTCTATAGAACGTGAGGCGATGTTACACAAATCCGGGCTGATTAAGCTAGAGGACGATAAGTGGAAAGAACCTGAAGGAGCAATATTAACGATGAATTACGATTCTAACAAAGAGCGATAGTATGCCAACATGTCAAGTATTTAATATTACAAACACCTCTTCGGAGGAAGTATTAGAAATTCAATATACGCCATGTAATACTGGGATCGCAGCGGGTTATTCCGTTGCCTCGGGAACATTAACAATGTGTTCTTATGCCGAACCCTATATAACTTCCGGAAAAGGATCTGTAGAAAGAGTCTTTGACGCTGAGTTAAAAGGAATTGGCGAACCACTGAGTTAAACATGAATCTAGTTTGAAACTATTGATTATTATACAACTATAAGGAACTGAAAGACATTAAAGTATTTCAATTATTAAACAATTAAACAACTAAAAGAAAATTATGAGCGATTCATTTGACATTTTTAACTTAGGCGTGGAAGATGTGGAAACACACCAGCCTGAAAGAACAAGCGTAAACGAAGTTTACAAACCTACAGCCGACGACGGAAAAGACGGCACTTACAAAGCATTAATACGTTTTGTACCTAACCCAGAGAACCCAAGAAAATCTCTGATACAAAAGTACGTACACTGGTTAACTAACTCTAATGGAGATGGTAAACTAGTAGACTCTCCACAAACAATTGGTGAACACTGTCCAATTGCAGATGTATTCTGGAAATTAAGAAAATCAGATTCTGCAGTAGACCGTAAGTCATCAGAGAAATTAAAGAGACGTCAACAGTACTATTCTCTAATTAAGATCGTTAAGGACCCACAAAACCCAGAGTTAGAAGGTACTTACAAAGTATTCAAATTTGGATATAAGATTAAAGAGAAGATTGATTCTGAATTGAAGCCAGACTTTGGTGAGCCAACTCAGGTATTTGACTTATTTGAAGGTAAGAACTTTGAACTTGTTATTACAAGACAGGGTGAATACAATAACTATGATAAGTCTAAATTCTCTTCAAGTAAATCTGCAATCTTAATGGGAGAAACTCCAGCAGAAAGATCTAAAGAGACGATGTCAAGCATTAAAGAGGAATTGGAAGCAGCTCCTTCACTTGCAACATACGATTACAAAGCATGGGACGAAGACACTCGCTCATTTGTAAATAACGTTCTTAGAATGTATTTAAATCCAGGAGATTCTATTGCAGAAGTTACATCAACTCCAGCATCGAAAGCGACTCCAAAGGCAGCACCTGTAGCAGCAGCGCCAGTGGCGACACCTGCAGCAGCAACTGCATCAGAACCGGCGAAAGCTAATACGGATGATGATTTAGATTCTTTCTTGAATGACCTCAACCTCTAACAACATACAATTAACTGAGGAGCTTAAAAGTAGAATAAAGAAGGCACTGAAACAAGTATGTGTTGAAGCACATTCTACTCCTAACAAGCAACTACTTAAAGACATGCCAGGGCGGATAACCCTGGCGTGTCCTTATTGTGGTGACTCCCATACAGATGACACTAAGAAACGTGGCAATATGTATTGGGACACTCTTCAGTATCATTGTTACAATTGTTCAGAGCATACTAATCTATATGGACTATTAAAAGACCACCAGATTAAAATGCCTAATTCAGGTGACTCATTTACTATTATAGACTATATAAAAGCAAATAAGTCTCAGGTTAACCAAGAACAAGTATTAAAGAACTCATCTCTTGCTAGCGTCCAAGATTTGGCATTAACTGTATCTGAATTTAAACAGATATTTGGCGCTAAAGAAATTACACCAGGTGATTGGATATGGTTCCAACTTAAAGATAGGTTATTACACAATAAATCTAACGAATTTCTTTTTTCCCAAAAAGGTAACAGATTATGGATCTTAAATATGGGAATGGAAGGTAAAATTATCGGCGCACAATCCAGAAGAATGAAAGGCTATGGGTCTAGGTATCTAACCTATGATTTACCTAAGCTCTATGAAGAATGGGGAAAGCCGCTCGACCTACCACCCGATGAACAAACAAAACTTGCAAAGGCCTCAACACTATTTGGGATTATGCAGGTAAATTTCCAACAGCCAGTAACTTTATTCGAGGGACCTATCGATGCAAAGTTTATGCATAACTCTTTAGCCCTAGCAACTGCCGGTAGGACTACTGATGAATTTGATGAAATGGCAACTGTACGTTATATGTTTGATAACGATGCAACTGGTAAAAAGAAGATGGCAGAAAAACTAAAGAAGGGTAGACCAGTGTTTATGTGGTCTAAATTTCTAACAGATTTTAAGCTAGATACATATAATATAAAAGATCTCAACGATTTGGTTAGAGTATGTTTCGAGCAAAAATCCAAAGCATGGAAAGAAATTGAAAACTATTTTACATCAAGCGAATTAGATCTATGGTATGTATAACTGATATGGTAGACGATAATATAGAAGACTTTCTGAAAGATTCAGAAAGATTTAAAGGCAATAAAATGCTTATTGATTTTGAAGTAGAAGAGTTTAATGTACAGAGCAACAAATTTGTTGTGGAGAAGCCTAAATTTAAAAAAGCTCAAAAAGCTGCTAAATTTATTAAGCCAAATCCAAACAAAAAGTCTCTGTTCTAATATAACTAATATGAGTAAAGAAAAGATTCAAGCATTAGATCAAAAGTTATCTGCACAGAGAACACAATGGTCTGATACAATAAGAGGACTCGCAAGAGGACTTAAAAAAGTAGATGGTATGGAACAGGTAATAGCAGAAACGCTATCATCAAGACAGACTTGTGTAGATCAGATTGCATACCTAAACGTAAAAATAAAAGAACAGAAGACAGGAATTAGTTTAAGATATAGGGAAGCCTATATTAGATACTATGAATATGACTATAAGTTAGGCGAAAAACAAAAAGAAAAGTTTTTAGAAGGAGACCTAGCAGATGAGAATATGATATTATCTCACCTTGAAAACCAATTAGAATTTTTTAGTAGTTCAGTTAAGACCCTAGATAACATGGGCTTTGCTATTAGAAATAGATTGTCTCTGAACGGACTGTAATAATGGAACTAAGTTTAACTGAAAATAAACAGTTTCTACGAATTGATGATGCGACTGAACTAGAACTAGAACAGCTTAACATTACATTTAATCGTAGAATTGATAACTGGCGATTTCACCCTCTAGTGAAAAAAGGCTTATGGGACGGCTATATCTCTTATATGAAAGATGATAAGTGGATTCCATCCGGGCTTTGGAAAGAGGTGATGGATATGGCTAAAACATATAAATACGATTTAAAAATGAATGGTGTTACCTCACTGTTCGACCCTAGTATAAAACAAGACGAATTCACAGCATGGGCTCATGACTATTTTGATGGCAATGAGATTACACCTAGAGATTATCAAATTGAAGCTGCATATAATATCTTAAGATTTAGAAGATGTTTAAGCGAGTTAGCAACATCTGCAGGTAAAACACTTATCTCGTATATGGCAGTTGCGTATATGTTAGATAAAGGTAAAGCTGGTAGAATACTATTCATTGTACCTAATGTTTCGTTAGTTGTACAGGCCTCTGAGGACTTTATAGAGTATAACTGGAGAAACGGAACTAATATTAAGATACAGCAAATATACGCCGGACAAAAGATTAGACCTGGAAGGAACGTAGTAATAGGTACTTATCAATCACTGGTTAAAAAGGATAAAGAGTATTTTGAGCAATTTGACGCAGTTATTATTGATGAAACGCATAAAGCTAAATCAACCTCTATTAAAACTATCTTACAAAAATGTACAGCGGCAAATTATAGGTTTGGTCTTTCTGGAACTATTCCAAAACCAAAGACCTTAGATCGATTAACACTAATGGCGCATACAGGTCCTGTAATTACAGAAATTACTGCGGCTTTATTACAAGATGAAGGATATATTGCCGGATGTAATGTAAAAGTAATAAAAATGGATTACGCTCCACAAAGCACTAAGGATGCTTTTTATGA